AACGTGGTCGTCGAGTTCGACGGGGTGGGAGCAGTGCCCGTCAAGCAGGGCGGCGCTTGAGCGGCATTCTCGACGCGAAGGGGATGCTGGCTGCGGCGCAGGCTGCGGCACAGCAGCAGGTCCAGGTGGCTGTGATGGCTCAGGGCACACTTCGGGACCAGCTGGCGATGTGCCTGATGCACAAGTTGCCCGCAGAGATCGTGGAGGTCGCGCTGCGTCAGGCTTACCGCGCGGCGGACTTGGCTCTCAAGATTCGCAACGAAACATCAACCGAGGAAGTGAGGACATAATGCCTGGTGACCCACTAGATGACCCGGCCGGGATGGGCGCGACAGTGCCTAGTGTGACCCCGACCGCCCCGAATTCGTTCCCGCCGCCGATCAACGAGGCGCCGAGCGCGCAGATTGCCTACCAGCTGAGCGACCCGTCGCGGCAGATCATCACGCTGGGCGAGGTGCTCTACCGACTCGACCCGCAGCTGGTTCAGGCTGTGATCACGGCCTACTACGTCGGGGTGTAGGAGCCCCATGCCCCGCTGGCCTGAGAAGACCGCAACGGACGTGTCGATCAGCCGCGCGGTGTTCGTCGCCGCGGTTGAGGCGGCGGGCGGGAACGTGCTGTCGCTCAACGTCGCGTCGCCATCGTTCAAGGGGCTGGTGATGACCTACCGGCCCAGTGAGGCGATGCTTGTGGTCGAGGTGCCGGGGCGGCCGGTGGTGCTGGTGCCGATGGCGAACGTCAAGCAGATGGTGGGCGCGGCGTGACGATGCCAGAGCTCAACAAGCTGGCGGATTTCTGCCACAAGCACCGCGTCTCGATCTGCGAGGTCGAGGACATTAAGCTGACTTTTGAGCCTGGCGCGCACGTGTCGGTTGACGACGTGATCGGCAAGGAATTGCTGAAGTCTGAGCAACCGAAACCGACGGCTTATACGGACGCTGACCTCTACTCGAGTTCTGGCTGATGGCACGCAAGGCGCCATCGTTTCGCGATATCGGGAAGGCCAAGCCCGACAAGGCTGGTAAGTCCGGCGGCTTTGCCTCGCTCACGCGGCGCCACTGGTGGACGGCTGAGAGCGGTTCTGACGAAGAGGCCGAGTTGGTTGCTGGTGCCGCTTCGGCGATGAGTCAGCAGAACCAAGACCACGAGCTCGCGAACCTGAGATGGATGCGCCTTTACTCGGGCGTCCAGAGCATGGCCGGGATGTTGGGGTTTACCGCCAGCGCGCAGAACTTCCTGACGAGCAACTCGCTGCGGATGACCGGCAAGGGGCCGAGCTGGAACGTGATCCAGAGCCTGTGCGACACGGCGCTTGCGAAGATCGGCGCGAACACAAGCCGCCCGCTGTGCCGGACTACTGGTGGCGACTACAAGATGCAGCGCAAGGCGAAGGAACTGAATCGGTTCCTCCGTGGCATGTTTGAGCAGGTCGACGCCTACCACATGGCCGAGCGCGCGTTCCTTGACGGAACCATTCAGGGCACCGGCGTGCTGCACGTGTCGAGCGACAAGGGCGAGATCAAGCTCGATCGGGTGTGGATCAACGAACTGATGCTTGATGAGGCGGACGCGATGTCCGGCAACCCTCGCACGATGATCCGGCGGCGATTCGTTCCACGTGAAATCCTCATGGCCGCGTACCCTGGCGAGAAAGCGGGAAAGATTTCCGATGTCGCGCTGGAGACGCTCGGTTGGCGCAACGACCAGGCAGACCTGGTGCTGGTGCTTGAGGCGTGGCACTTGCCGAGCAAGCGCGGTGGGACCGACGGCCGGCACGTGATGGTGTGCGGCAACGTCAACCTGTTCTCGGAGCGCTGGAACCGCATGCGGTTCCCGTTCGCGTTCAGCCGGTGGGTTGAGCGGCAAGTTGGTTTTTGGGGCCAGGGCATCGCAGAGCGGCAGCTGAGCATCCAAGTAACGATCAACAAGGTTTTGCAGCAGATCGACCGGTCGCACGAACTGATCAGCGCACCGCACTGGTGGGTCAAGGCGGGCAGCAAGATCAACAAGAACCACCTGAACAACGAGATCGGCGGCATCGGCGTCTATCAGGACGTCCCGCCGGTGTTGCTGAACCCCGCGGCGGTCGACCCAAGCCTTGACGCGTACCTCGACAAGCAGTTCGCCAAAGCCTACGCGCTCGAGGGCATGAGCGAGATGTCGGTCAACTCGACCAAGCCGGCCGGACTCGACAGTCAGCCTGGCCTGGAGACGTACCATGACATCGAGTCCGAGCGGTTCCGCGAGCAGGAAAAGAACCACGAGCGGTTCATCAAGGACATCGCCGAGTTGCTCATTGAGGAGGCCATCTACGTTCACGAGCAGGGTGAGGAGCTGATCGTCAACGTGCCTGGTCAGGGCTATCAGGAGCTCCTCGACTGGTCAGACATCGACCTATCACGCGACGAGTACGTGATCCAGATCGAGCAGACGGCGCAGCTGCCGGACACGCTCGCGGGCAAGCTGCAGCTGGTGCAGACGATGGCCCAGACCGGCGTGCTCGACCCGACGGAGGCGGTCAGCTTCATGGAGCTTGGGGACACCTCGCCGATGCTGCGGCTGCTGACCGCCGGCAACGACGACATCATGTACGTGATCGACAAGATGACCGAGGGTTGCGATTACGAAGAGGTCGCCCCGCAGCCGCAGCAGGCCCTTGTGCTGGGCGTCAAGCTCGTCACCGCGGCCTACCTGCGTGCCAAGGACGAGCGGTCCGGCATCCCTGCCGAGCGTCGCGAGATGATGCTGCAATGGCTGGATGACGCTCAGGCCATCCAGGGCGTCGCCAACGGCCCGCCCGCTGGTCCACAGGGCGCCCCGCAGGCTCAGGGCGAGGCAGCTCCCGTGAGCGCTCTACTGCCAACCAAGGCGCCTCCTGGCGCCCCTGCAATGGGAGTACCCCTTGCCGCTTGATTCCAATGCGCTCGCTGCCGCTGTCCAGACGCTGACCGAGGCCACGCCGGCTGCCCCCGCAGCGCCGCCGCCGGGCGTCACTGTGCGACCTGTGAAGGTCGCTGGCGCACCCGAACCGGTCAAGATCACCGTGGGCGCCCCGGTCGAGCCCGTCGCCGAGCCGAAGCCGGAAGTCATCCCCGAGCGCGACCCGCTCGACACGGACGTCAACAAGAAATTCAAGGCGCTCAGCAAGCAACGGCAGAAGTTACGTGCTCGAGAAGAGGCGCTTCGTACGTACGAGGCCAAGGTCAAGGACTACGACGAGCTCGGCCGGTTGCGGGACAGCGACCCGCTCGCGTTCCTGGAGAAGGTGGGCCTCGACGTGCGCAAGGTCAACGAGGCGGCGATCAAGCGCCCGATCGACCCCCGCACAGCCGAACTTGAGAAGCGCCAGGCCCAGCTTGAGGCTCAGCTCAAGGCCCAGATCGACGAGGCGAAGACTGCGAAGAGCGAGGCGCTCAGCGCGCAGCTCCGCAGCGAGGTGCAGGGCTACGTCGAGGACAACCGGGCCGCGCTCAAGTACGTGTCCGCGTACAAGGCGCAAGGCGAGGTTTTCCAGACAGCCCTTGACTTTCAGAAAACCTACGGTAGGCTTCCAAGTGCGGAAGACGTGGTCGCCCTCGCCAAGAGCGTCGACCAAGCCCTTCGCACGAAGCACGAGGCCGCGCAGAAGGAGTTGGGAGTGGCGGTCGCTCCCCCAGTGGCGAAGTCGGCCACGGTTTCGCAGGCGCCTGGGCCTCGGAACTTGAGCAGTCTCCAGGCGGCCCCTGAGCCAGCCCCGTTGACCGAACGATCCCGAGCGGATTCGATTCGCGACATGGTGGCTCGCTACAGAGCTATGTCAGAAGGCTGAGTCGCTTCAGCCGGTAGGTCCGCAGGTCAAGTTGGGCGTCGACTGCAACGCCTGAGCAATTCGCACTGCTCGGCTCTTTGCCGTCTTCCCACTCCAACCAACCTGAAAGGACCGCCCCATGGCCGGCCTCAACGAAGCTGCGTTCTCAGCAGTCTACAAACATCACTACACCCGCGAGGAAGTTCAGCTCCTCACCTACCGCAACCGCCCGCTATACGCCCTTCTGGAGAAGGACGAGGACTTCGGCGGCGACCTGCTGCCGATCCCCATCGGCTATGCGAACCCCCAGGGCCGTTCGGCGACGTTCTCCAACGCCCTCGGTAACCAGACCCCGACCGCCTACAAGTCCTTCAACATCACCCCGACCAACAACTACGCGACGGCGAACATCTCGCGGCGCACGATGTTGGCGTCAGAGAAGGCCCCGATCGACGCATGGATCAAGGCCCGCGTGTCGGAGACCGACAACGCGATCGACACGCTCGCCAACGACATCGCCGTCGACCTGTTCGGCGCCGGCTTCGGTGTGCGTGGTCAGATCAGCACCAACGCCACCTATCCGGTGACTGGCACGACCATTCAGCTGACCAACAACCGCGATATTCAGAAGTTCGAGGTTGGTCAGACTTTGGTGTTCTCGGCCTCGGCCTCGGGCACCGGCATCCGCACCGGTCAGGCGCAGATCACCGCCATCAGCCGCGACGTGACCGCGACCGGGGCGCTGATCACCTTCGCCAGCGCGCTGTCGGGACTCATCACCGGCGTCACCAACGTCGACTACATCTACGTTCAAGGCGACCCGACGCTCAAGCTGTCTGGCCTGGCGGCTTGGATGCCGTTTACTGGTCGACCCACCCCCGGCGGTGGCGACAACTTCTATGGCGTCGACCGCTCGGCTGACGTGGTTCGTCTCGCTGGCGTGGCGTTCGACGGGTCGGGACTGACCATCGAAGAGGCGTTCGTCCAGGGCCTCGCGATCAGCAACCAAGAGGGCGGCGCCCCTGACTACGGGTTCATCAACTACCGCCAGTGGGCCAACCTCGAGAACGCGCTCGGCAGTCGTGTGCGCTACGCCGAGGTCGACCTGCCGGCGATCAAGTTCGGGATGAAAGGCATCCAGCTGCACGGGCCGATGGGGCCTGTGACCATCCTGGCCGACCGCTACTGCCCGGACGGGTTCGCCTACCTGCTCCAGATGGACACCTGGACGCTCTACAGCACCGGTCCGGCCCCCGCCATCGTCGACGAGGACGGGAACGTGCTGCTGCGCTCCGCTGCCACCGATGGCTTCGACATCCGCATTGCGGCGTACCTCAACCTGGGCTGCCGAGCTCCGGGCAAGAACGTCGTCATGGCCCTGCCCCTCTAGTTGGCCCTGGGGGCGCTCCCTAACCGGGGCGCCCCCTCCGCCGAGAAAGGAACCTCATGGCAAACCGAATGCTCAACCTGGTCGAGACGACCAATCACGGCGTCGTCGAGATCCTCGGCAGTTTCGCGCCGAACGGCGCATCTGCTCCGCTGCCCAATCCTCTCTGGTCCGGTTCTGGTGCTGCTGGACAGTGGGGCCAGGGCGTTGCCAGCATAACGCGCACTGCTGCAGGCGTGTTTCTGGTGACCTTGTCCGACAGCTGGTACCGGCTGCTGGCTCAGAACATTGAGATCCGTCCGGCGGACGGCGCGGTGGTCGCGAACGTCAACGCCGCGGGCATCCAAAACACCAACGTGACCGGAGCCGTCGTCAACGGCAACCCGGCCAGGTCGTTCAACGTCAGCGTCAGTAGCATCGGAACCACCCCGACCCTGGCGGACATCGCGGCTGCGACCGGGGCGCTGGTCTATTTCACCCTCTGGGTGAGCAAGAGCTCGGTCCAGTAATGGAGCTCTCGCCGAAGGAGCGTCACGCGCTGGTGATCGGCATCAAGACCCCTGGGCCCGCGATGCACGACGATAGCGAGACCGAGGGAGGCGACGAGATGGAGGAGGCTAAGCAGGCCGCCTCCGACCTCCGAGCCGCGCTGAAAGGCGACGACGACCAAGCGATTGTCGAGGCGTTCATGCACCTCGACAGCTGCTGCGACGCCATCCAGCCGGAAGGCGACCACGAAGACGGCGGCGACGAGGAGTAGGCCTTGTCGCTTCCGGTCACGTTCTCCCAGCTGCGTCAGGAGGCCCGCCAGCTCGCGGACCTGAAGGCGCCCAACAACTTCGTCGATGAGACGCAGCTGGGGACGTTGGTCAACCGCTCGTGCCAGCGGCTGTGGCGCATCATCAACCAGAAGTACGGCGACAACTACTTCGTCTCAACCTACGTGCTCACCACGATCGGCGGGCAAGACACCTACCCGCTCCCGAGCGATTTCAGCAAGCTGCTGGGGGTCAACCTGCAGATCGACGCCATCGGCACGCCGGCGCCGCGCAAGCTGACCCTGACGCACCTGCCGTACAACGAGCGCAACATCTTCAACAACCTGCTGCCCACGAGCTGGCTGCTCTTCGGGCTCACCAACGTCCGGTACTACGAGGAGGGCGAGAACCTCATCTTCCGTCCCCTGCCGGTGCCGAGCCTGGCCGTCATCGAGCTCAAGTACGTGCCAGTCTTTCAGTACCTAGTCGCGGACGCGGACACGTGGCTGCACGGGGAGTGGGCTGAGTTCATCACCACGGACACGGCACTCAAGCTGGCAGCGATCGACAGCGACACCGAGCGCATGGGGTACCTCAACCAGCGCCTGGCCGAGCTCACCCAGGAGATGGAAGTGGACGCCGAGAACCGAGACGCCGGCGAGAGCTTCCGCGTCATGGACGTCAACGCCAGCAAGGGCACACGCGCCGGCTCGACCTCGACCGGGGGCTACTGGTGAGCAACGCACTGCAGCTCATTCAGCACCCTGACCGGCAGATCATGGACCTGCAGGGCAACGTGCAGCGCGCGGTGTCGCAGCTGCAGGCGAGTGCGCTGGTGGATGCCAAGGTGCTCACGGTCGTCCTGCCGGTGGTGGTTGGCGACATCGCGCTTGTCCACAATTTCGGTCGACCTCTCAATGGCTACCTGTTGGCCCGCGTTCCTCCGGCCGCGGCTGGTCTCACGTTGTACGACAGCCCGAACGTCAGCCCGATGCCGAACGTGTCGTTCTTGGTGTTACCGCTGTTCGCGGCACCATCGGTGGGGCCTGCGATCACTCTCACCGTGGTGGTGTTCTGATGGCCGTCACTCCAAACATGCTCTTGCCGCTTGACCCTTACGTAGGTCAGAGCAACGCGACTCCGGGACCTCAGTGGGCCTCGGACATAGAGACTACCAAGGGGCTGGTGGACCTGCATACGCATGGGGCGGGCAAGGGCTCGCCGATCATCTCGCTGCAGCCTCCCATCACGGGCGTCTCGTTCTTCGTCATCCCGACCCCGACCGTGCCGATCACGATCTACGAGGTGATCTCGACGCCCTCGTTTCGACCTACCGTGACGCTGCCCTCAGCTTCCCTGTCGGCAGGCGCCCTCATCATCATCAAGGATTCAGGCGGTGCGGGAGCAAACAACTGGGTGCTCACCACGAGCGATGTTTTCCTTGGCGGTGGCGTAACGGTGAACGTCACCGTCAGCCTCAACGTCTACCGCACGCTGGTCATCGCCGCCGGAACCTGGACTTTCGCCTGACATGCAAAAGCAGATTCTCAGGGTGCCGCTGGGCAAGGGCGTCGAGACCAAGCAAGACCCCAAGGCGGTCGCGCCCACCTCACTTCTGAGCGCGCAGAACTGCACGTTCGACGAGCAGGCGGCGCTCGCCAAGCGACCTGGCAACGTCGCGCTCCCCAACAGCATTCAGAACTCTGCGTCTTCGGTTCCTGGCTGGCAGGGCTTAGCGACGCTTGGGGCATCACTGCACGCTCTGGGAAACAACGACCAGGTCTACCTGGAGGACGTGGCCAACGGCGTTGTGGCCCCGCTCGGTGGCGTCGCGGCCGGTAACACGCTGGTGCCGATGGCGGTGACGACCACGCCGCTCTTCAGCGCGTTGAGTTCCGACTACGTGCTGGCCGACACGGCGACTGCTCTCAGCGCGACGCCAGTCGCAGGCCAGCCGGCGCCGCAGGGGATTCAGGTCTACGCCTACGAGTCGAGCACTGGTGGCATCAGCTACCAGGTCAACGACCTCGCCACCGGTGCGATGATCGTCCCGCCGACAGTGCTGGATGCCGTGGGCAAGAGCCCGAAGTGCCTCACCTACCTCAACCAAGTCACGATTTTCTATATCTCGGGGTCTGCGCTGACTGGCCGAACGATTACCGCTGCGAATCCCCTGGGCGGGTTCCCTCAGGGCATTTTCTTTCAGATCGACACGGCCAATCCAGTCTACTGTATCGCATTTGACGGCACATTGTACTGGGTGTTCTTCAAGGGGACGGGAGTTGCTGGTCCGAGCTTCATCACAATCAACCCACTGGGCCTAGCGGTCATCAACTCGGTTGGTCCCGTGGCTGGAATCACCGACCCATTGCTGCTGCCAGCGTCCATGGCCGCGTACTGGACCGGCACTGTCATGCTGTTCTTTTCTGGCGGCTCGCCCAGCCCAGGCTTCGTCCGCCTGAATTGGTCGTCGTACACCAATCCCGTCGTGAACGTGTCATCCGGGGTGAGTATCATCACCGTCGCCAGCACCACCGGAACCAGCGGAATGGGGCCGATGACGATCGGCGCCGGGGCCGCGCTCAATTCCGCGCCAACGTACGGGTACACGATCGTGTGGGAGTGCACGGACCCAGGCGTCAAGCTCGCGACGTGGATTCACAACGCGTCTGCCTTCGGCAACGGCGGGAACGGGTTCGCGGCTCGAGGTCTTTCGCTGGTGACCGACTTTGTGAAGACGCCAGCGACGACAGCCCTCTCGCTCTGCGTGGTGAGCTTCCAGAGCGCTCAGCAGGCGACCTACTTCCTGATGGACCAAGCCTTGCGCATCCACGGCAAGTTTCTGGCCGGCGCCGCGGGCTTTACGCCGTCGAAAGTGCGCAACCGGCTCGGAGGACTCAATCCCGTCGGTGGTGGCGTCTACGCGGCTGCGCTGGCGGTACAGGCTCAAATCTCGGCGGTCAACGGCGCGATCGTAACCCGCAACGGCATTCAAACCTGCCTCGTCAACCTGGCGCCGGCCCCTGCCGTCCAAGGCGTGCAGCTTGGCCAGAACCTGCACCTGACGGGCGGCCAGCTCTGGGCCAGCGACGGCCAGCACCTGACCGAACTGGGGTTCCACTTGTACCCCGAAGGCGTCACGGTCGACGCGCCATGTTTCAATATCCAGCAGGTGCAACCGGCAGTCGGCGTCGCCGGACCCAACGTCTACACGGTGACCTGTCCGCTGGCGAGTCAGATTGCGAGCGGGTCTTTCATCCAGCTGCAGGACGGGATCTTTCTGCTGTTCGGCATCAACGGGGCGACACCCTCAATGCCGTTCACCGTGACGGGGCAATACGTCATCTTGGTAGCTCTGCTGAGCAGCGATACTGCCTCACGCGTCGCGAAGAAGTGCTACCAAGCGATCTTCAACTTCGGCCTGAACGCCCTGTACAACACGCTCTCGCTGAATGCGGCACAGAACCAATTCACTTTCACGACGGCCATCGGCGTGGGCCTGGCCTACTTGGTCGACCCGGGGCGGAACAGTCAGACCCTGGACATCTTCCAAAGCACTCCGGGCACGGTATCAACGAAGCAGGTCGTCAGCATCCAGTGCCCTGCGGCGCAGTATCTGGCTCCAGGCCAGTATTTCATCATCCAAGGAAACACGCTGCTTTCTGGCGCGTTCACATCGGTTGCAGTCTGGTTTCGCATCAACGGCGCGGGCACGGCCCCAGCAGCACTGGGAATCAACGGCGGCGCGCTACAGGTCACTCTAACAGGCAGCGAGACCGGCGCCGGGGTGGCCACCGCCATCACGACGGCGATCAACGGTGCCGCCGGGGTTCAATCGATTTTCACTGCGCTGGTGGTCGCGACGCTCACCAACCTCACGGGACTGACCGACAAGATCAACGGGGCCGGGGCGAGCGGCGGCTACAACTTCAACGCAGGCGGCGCCCTGGCGCGCATCGCTGGAAGCGTGACGGTGGGTCCTTACCTCTACGCATTTGTGTACCGGTGGGTCGACGCGACCAACCAAGTCCACGAGAGCGCGCCATCCCCCGTGGTGAACGTCTCGATTGGTGCGCAGCAGATCGCAAGCAACTCGATCGCTTGTGGCTCTGCCACGTTCGCAATCCCCTGCTGTCGAGCGACTGACAAGCTGGGCGTGACGATCGAGGTCTACCGCAGCACCGCCGGCGGGACGACGCTCTACCGGGTCACCAACAGTTCCACGCCGATTATGAACAGCTTGACGGCCGATACCGTCACGTTCCACGACACGGTCAGCGACGACGCGCTCATAGGCAGCGACCTGCTCTACACGCTGGGCGCGCTCCCAAACTTCTCGCCGCCGTCTGCTTCGATGGTGGTCAGCCATCAGTCGCGGCTTTTCCTCGCGGGGCTCGACAACCCGAATCAGATTTTTCCGAGCCAGAAGATTCAGTCTGGTCAGGGGCTCAAGTTCAACCCTGGGCTGACCATCACGCTCGACCCCGCCGGCGGGCCCATCCAGGCCATCGCAGCGATGGACGACAAGGTGATCGCGTTCAAGCGCGCGCAGATCTGGGCATTCAACGGCGACGGACCCGACCCGCTCGGTGGCTCGCAACAGTTCAGCGCGCCGCAGCTGGTCACCTCGGAGACCGGGTGCCAAGGCGCGGCGCAGGTTGTCGCGATGCCTCTGGGGCTCATGTACGCGAGCGCAAAAGGCATCTACCTGCTCAACCGCAACCTGCAGGTGAGCTACATCGGGGCCCCGGTTGAGGCCTACGCGAAGGGCGTGCAGATCACCGCGGTTCTCAGCGTGGAGCGCTACAACCAAGTCCGGTTCTACACCGCTGCCGGGTACACGCTGGTGTACGACTACTACGCGGGCCAGTGGACGGTGTTCACCACTCAGAACGGCAACGCAGCGACCAACTGGCTCGGCGTCGCAGTCTTCTCGGACAGCGTCGCCGGACAGCTGCTGATCGAGACCCCGGGCATCTACACCGATAACGGGGTTCCGTTCGGCTACCAGTTTGAGACCGCGTGGCTCGACGGAGGACTGCGCCAGAGCATCCAGCGCGTCCACAAGATGCTCGCGCTGTTGCAGGCCGCGGCTGGCGTCCAGCTGACCTTCTCAATCTCCTACGACTACGACACGAACTACGCCGACTTGGTGCAATGGACCGCAGCGCTGCAGGGCGACGGCAACACCTACGGCGGTTCGGCCTACGGGGCAAACACCTATGGCGGGCAGACTGCCAATGCTCAACCGGTGGTGCAAGTGCGCGTCAACCCCCCTCGGCACCGCTGCGAGTCCATCAAGTTCCTGATCAGCGAGACTGTGCCGAGCAACCAGCAGATCGCCTTCACCGAGTTGGCGCTTGAGGCGAGCACCATGGGCGGCGGCTGGCGCCTGGGGAACCAAAATGTTGCCGGTTGAGCGCTACCAGCCAGAGCGTCACTTGGCCACGGTGCAGAGCTGGTACCGCGGCCACGGCCTTGAGGAACGGCCGCCCGAGCAGTTCCCGCCGACGGGCGTCATCGTCGACGGCTGCGCTGGTGCGTGGCTGATGCTCACCGACACCTCGATCGCGTTCATCAGCAACGTGGTCTCGGACCCGGACGCGCCATCTGTCCGCGCGGGCGAGGCCATCAAGCAAGCCGTGCAGACGTTGGTCGCGGAGGCGAGCGGGACGCCTCACCGGTACCTGTGGGTGACCTGCGACGTCCCCTCGATTCTGCGCCACGCAGCCAGTTTCGGCGGGCGCGTCCACCCGACGCTGCGAGTCATCACCAAGGAGTTGTCATGAGCCAGCAAAGCGCCAAGGACAACCTTGCGTTCAACGGGTACAACCAAGCCCAGCAGCAGAAGGACCCGAACGCCGGAACCTACGTCAACGACTTCCGCGGGTACAACGCCCAAGGATCCAACGCGGCGCAGATCAACACCGCCAACAGCAATCAAGACCGCGGCAACCAGCAGGCGTTGGCCGGGCAGCTGGGGCTCGCGGCGCAGGGTATGGGCCCGAGCGCGGCGCAGGCTCAGCTGGCGCAGTCGACCGACGCCAACGTCAAGAACGCCGCAGCCCTGAGCGCTGCGGCCGGTGCAGGTGGCTCGGCCGGGGCAGCGCGGTACAACGCCGCCAACCAAGCTGGCGAGCTCAACGCGCAGGCCGGCAATCAGTCGGCGCAGCTGGCCGCGCAGCAGCAGCAGCAGGCACAGGGAGCGCTAGGCAACCTGTACGCCGGGATGAGCTCACAGGACGCGCAGAACGCGCAGGCGCAGGCGGGGCTGAACCAGCAGACTGCGCTGGCCAATGCGCAGGCCCAGAACCAGGCCGGGCAGTTCAACTCTCAGAGCCAGCAGAACCTCGCCGGCCTGCAAGGCGCGCAGTACCAGTTTGGGCAGAACTTTCAGAAGAGCGAGCAGGATCAATACAACCAAGCGATCGCGGGCCAGGCTGCCACTCAGGCGGCCAACAGCACGTTCGGCGTCCCGAACACGATCATTAGCGGTGTCCTAAGTGCTGGGTCCTCGGCAGCAGGAGCGGCAGCAGCTGCCAGCGACGAGCGATCCAAGGACGTGATCGGCGAGACGAGCACCGCAAAGAGCGCTTTGCGCCGCTACCTGCACGCGCTCAACGGCCGGGTCAGTCCGTTCAGCGAGAGTGCGCCGGCGACCACCAAGCCTGAGGCGCCGCGCACCCCGCTAGGGCCAGCGCCGGGCACTGGACTGAAGAGGTACGGGCCGGATGGCTACCACGGCGCCGCGGATGACGCGGGGCTTTGGACAAGCCGCAGCGACGAGAACGCAAAGACCGACGTGACCAACTCGGTCGGGGCGCTGCGCAACTACCTCAGCACGCTCAACCAAGTCTCGCCCACTCTTGGGCCAGCCGCACAGCCCCCGGGACCGAGCGATCCGTCAGGCGGCGCCTCAAGCTCTGCTGGCTCAATGGGCTCCTCGCTCACGAAGCTCGCGGCCGGAAAAGGCGGCGGCGGAAACGGTGGCGAGAGTGACGCCAGCCTCGCTGCAGCGGCTGCAAGCAACGCAGACGGCTCCATGACTGGGCTGCAGACGGCAGCCGCTGGTGGTGACGGAGGTGGCGGGGGCGAGTCCAACACCGGAGCGGGGAACAACGCAACACGTGCCGCGGCATCAGGCATGTGGCAGCGCGACATGATGCCGACGAGTTCCTACAACCGCGGCAACGGCCAGATGGACGCCGAGGGCAAGGCCGAAAACGACATCTACCTATCGACCGGCGTCGCCCTCAGCGACGAGGACCAAAAGACCGGGATCACGAACAGCCCCGAGAGCATTCGGGACCTGCTGCGCAAGGTCCAACCCCACGAGTACGAGTACAAGGACCCAGGCGGTCCGCTGGAGCCCCCCGGCAAGCACTTCGGGGTGATGGCCCAAGAGCTTGAGAAGAGCCCCGTCGGCAAGTCGTTCGTCACCGACACGCCAGACGGCAAGGTCGTGAACTACGGCCAGATGGCGGGGGTCCAGATGGCGGGGCTGGCCGACCACGAGGACCGCATCGCCGACCTTGAGAAGATGCTCGCGGCGACCAAGAAAGCTCGAGGCAAGCGGTGAACTACCTCGGCCAAGACCCGAACGGTAACCACCTGCTCGACCTGGGCGACGGTGGTCCGCCCATGGCGGTCTCGCCGCAGTATTTGCCAGAGGGCGGCTTCGGCATGCCGCCGCTGCAGCCACCCCAGCAGATGGTGGCCCAGCCCGAGGGCGGCTACTCAGCCCCCCCGCCACCAACGACCGCACCAGCGCCCCAGACACCCCCGCCAGCGCCTTCCCCGGGTGCCATGGGGTCAAACCCCGATGGCTCGCTGATGATGGCCCCAGCGCCCGCACAGGCTGCCCCAGCCCCGCGGGCAAAGGCAACCTTCTACACGCCCCCTGGCGACGCTGGGGCGGCCCCAGCGTCGACACTCCAGCCCCCGGCCGTTCCCAACCTCCTCGGCGGGGGCGGCGGGGGCATGGGTGGCCTCGCGAAGGGAATCCTCGGTGACGCAGCGCATCAAGCCGAGGCCGTGGGCCAGCTCGGTGAGCAGCAAGCGCAGGAGGGGCTCGCCCGGCAGCAACTGTTTGAGCGGCAGAACGACATCGCCGAGCAGCGCCAAGCGGCCAAGGACGAACTGATCAAGCAGCAGGCAGACGACGACGCCCGACGGATGGCGGACTACCAGCAGAAGGTCAACGAGTTCTCCTCTGGCAAGATCGACCCGAACCACGCGTGGGCCAGCATGGGCACCGGGAACAAGATCGCCGCCATCATCGGCACCGCGCTTGGGGGGCTCGCGCAGGGTTTCGGCATCAAGGACAACGCCGCGGCGCAGATGATCCAGCAGCACATCCAGAACGACATCCGAGCGCAGGAGGCGAACCGCGAGAACGACCGGTTCACGCTCGGCCAGCGCAAGGACCTGGTCTCGCTCGCTCACGCTTCCGGTGTCGACAAGCTGCACCAGTTCGACTTGGCCAGCGCCGCGGGACTGGACCTGGCAGCCAAACAGGTAGAGTCGATGGCCGCGGGGTTCCAGGGACAGGACCAAAAGGCCTCGGCGCAAGTGCTGGCATCTCAGCTGAGGGGAGAAGCCAAGAAGTCCGTCGTCGGAGTCATGGCCCAGCAGCAACAGGCGGCCAACGCTGGGGCTGAGCTGAAGCTCAAGCAGTACGAGCTCAACCAAAACGCGTACCAGTTCAAGCGCCAGATTGACGCGCAGGACCAAAGCCGGAAGCTGATGCAGGCCGCGACCCCCGGCGGGGCTGGTGGATCGGCACAGCAGGGGCTCACGGACGACCAAGCCAACGCGGCTCGGGCGCAAGACCCGGAGCTCTACGGCAAGCGACTGGCGCACCTGGGGCCAAACCAAAACATCCTCGTGGGCTCGGAGGACGAGCGGAAGGAACTGGAGGGCAGCATCTCCAGCGCCGGAGCCGCCGCGGATTCGGTCCAGCGCCTGATCGACCTGCGCAAGGAGCACGGCGGCCTGCTCGGCGGGACCGTCGGCACTCCGTTGGGCCAACTGAGCGTCAATCCCAACGCCAAGGTCGCAGACGACGCGGCCAACGAGGCCCGGCTCGAGCTGGCTGGGATGAGCAAGTACTCACGGCTCAACCCTGAGTTGTTGAAGCTGACTGGCAGCGCCATCCCCACCCACGCGCTGGCCGGCGACCTGACCGGGTCTACGGACAAAGCGCTGCTCGACGAGCTCAACCAGCTGAGAGGCCACAAAGCGGCGTTCTTGAAGGCTCACGGGCTGGAAGAGGACTTGGACGGCCACCTCGTCCCCCTGAAGCGAGGCAACGGTGGCTGACCTCATCCACGCTGACACCGGGCAAACCGTCTCGGTCCCTGACGAGCAGGTCCCGAAGCTGTTCCTGTCGGGCAAGTACGGCTTGCCGGGCGACACCGTCACCGTGCGGTCGCCTGACGGCAAGCTCGGGACCATGCCGGCCGAGACCGCGGGCAAAGCGTTTCAGCAGGGCTACCAGTTCGTCGGGGCCGAGGCGGCCAACCAGGCGCTCGACGAGCAGCAGTACGGCGAGGGGCTTGGCAACTCGGCGCGCGCGTTCGCCGGCTCGGCCCTGTCGACCGCCACCCTCGGCCTGTCGGACGTCGCCGAGCGACACCTAGCCCCAGAGGCCGCGGACGCGGAGGCCAAGGTCCGGCGCTACAACCCACTCAGCTCGGGCGCTGGGGCTCTCGCGGGCGGGGTAGGCCTCACGGTGGCGACCGGTGGCCTTGGAGGCGCTGCCGAGGGCGCAGGAGCCGCCACGGGCATTGCAGGACAAGTCGCCAGGGTCGGGGCACGGATCGCCACCGACGCCGGGTACGGAGCGGCATTCGGGCTCGGCAACCAGGTCAGCGAGGCGGCACTCGGCGACACCGAGCTGACGGCCGAGCATGCCCTCGACGCGATGGGCTCCGGGGCGCTTTGGGGCGCCGGCACAGGGCTCGCGTTGCTGGGGGCAGGCAAGGTCGTCGCTCCGCTGCTGGAGAAAGCACAGGGCGCGGTAAGCCACTTCGCCGACACCATGTCGGGCATCGCCGAGAAGATCGGCTCGGCCGACAACCTGGGCGAGGTCGCCAGCACCGACGTCAAGGCCGCGACCAAGGCCGCGAACGAGATGCTGACCACGAACCGCGAGATGGGCCGCGAGTTCCGTGGCGAGGGGGGCATCCGCGAGGCCGAGGCGCAGTCGCATCTGATGGGCCGCGACCCGGAGCCGATCCGGGCCGACCTCCAGCAGACGATCACCGACGCCAAGGCCAAACTGGACGAGATGATGCGCACCCCGGACACCTACGAGCCGGGGCTTGTGAAGAAGGGCCAAGCCGCGCTCGACCGGCTGGAGGGGGTAGCTGACACTGCAACGACCGCGATGGACCTGCGCAACGGGGTGCGTGACGCGGTCGATGACCTTGGCAACCACGCGTTCAGCACCACGAAGGCCAGCGCGTTCCGGGAGAAGCAGGTCACCGAGGAGCTGCAAGGGCTTTGGAAAGGGCTCAAGGACCACCTGCAGGACTCCGAGCTCTACGGCGAGCAGGGGGCGCGCGAGCAGGCGATCTCTTCAGCCGAGAACGCGCTCAAGGACCGCTCGTGGGCCAAGCAGGATGCGCCGGCGGTCAAGGCGTTCAAGAAGGAGTTTGGATACTCGGGGTCCAAGGACCTGCAGGTGGACCCGGCCAAGATGCAGAGCTACCTGAAGCTCAAGGCGCTCGGCGACCCGCGGGCCGACCTCAAAGAGAAGGCCATGATGGACATGGTCCAGCTGGTCAAGGGTTACGCGGACGTGGTGTCCGACAGCCACGCGAACGTCCCTCGCAACCTCGACTTTAGCCAGTACGAGCAGCTGGCGCAGCGCCACTCGGACGTGACCGGCTCACTCAATCCGCTGATCGAGAAGGGCGCGGAGAGCCAGGCGGCCCTCAAGGCCGGCCCCGCGGGACCGAGCACGGCGCAGAAGCTGATCATCCGAGGGCTCGACCGCGTGCCGCTCGTGGGGCCGGCGCTAGGGCATGTCGTGCAAAACCCGGGCGTCGCGATTGAGACGCTCAGCAGGCTGGCCAAAACCAGCGACCGCGCGCTCGGCGTCATGCGCTCGGGGGTGCGCAAGTTCTTGAACGGCACAGGTGCGACCGGCGGTGGGCTGGCCGCTGACGAGATCCTCAGCGGCACCCGCTTCGGCACCGGCACTCGCGGCGACTCGTCGTTCGCAAAGCGCACGAAGGAGATCGACCAGCTCGCCGGCAACCCGGAGGCTCTTGCCAGCCGGCTTGGTGACGCCATCGGACCGATTCAGACCCACGCGCCTCAGGTGGGGGCTCAGCTGCTGGCCAAGGCGACGACGGTCATCCAGTACGCGCAGTCGATCACCCCGCGCGACCCCAACGCTCAGTTCGCGGTCAACGCCAACAAGACCAGCTGGCGCCCCTCGGAGACCCAGCTCCGTGACTACGCGGCGGGGCTAGCCGGAGCGACCAAGCCGACGCAGAGCCTGGCCAAGCAGCTCGCCAGCGGGATGCTCAACAGCAAGACCCTCGCGGCCGCGCAGGCCTGCCACCCCAAGACCGTGCAGGCCTTCAAGACCCACATCATGAGCGAGCTCGCCAGCAGCGACCGCGACCTGAGCTACCCGCAAAAGATGGTGCTCTCCAAGTTTTTCGGCGCGCCGCTCAGCGTCAGCATGACCCAGGGCGGCATTCAGGCTCTGCAAGCGACGTACGCACCTCCCCCGAAGCCAGCAACCCAGAACGCCCTCGGCAAGCTCGACCTCGCCAAGGGTTTGACCCTGCAGTCCCAGAAAGTGGTGTGACCATGTCCAACCGTCTCCGCATTGACTGGCTGTCCGAGCCCCCCATCATCCTCGTCACAGGGGCCGCGACCGCCAACGTCCAGCTCGCCGAGCCGAACGCGCCAAATCAGACGTTCGTGCCTGGAGACCACGGCAGCTACTGGGTCATGGGCGTGAGCGGCTCGCCGGCCTACATCAACTTCGGGCCGACCAACGCTGTGGTCGCGACCGCGGCCAACGTGCTGCACCCGATCGGCCGAGACGACACGCCCAAGGCGATCCCCGCGGGCACGTGGGTCGCCGCTCTGGCCTTTGGTGGTGGCTCCGGCCAAGTGTTCTTCGTCCGCTGCTACTCGATCGGAATCTGACATGTGGGGCGCGGTTGGCAGGTGGGGCACATCGCAAGGGACCGGGCCTCTCTTCACGGGCGTGGGCGGCGTCGTCGAGCAGGTCACAGCCAAGGACCTGCAGAACAACACGGCGACGGTAGGGACGGCATACGGCAAGGCCGGCACCGTTCCCTACAACTCCGGCGCAAGCCCGCGCCCAAGCGTCGGGCCATTCTCTGCGTCGAACTACTTTCAGTCGGCGATCAGCAACCCAATGAACTTCGCGGCGGCTCCCTACACCATCGGGGTTGCGCTGACGATCAGTTCGTTTCCGGCCGCCCAGGTCAACGTGCTCTCCGATAGCAACGTTGGACTGCAGGGCTATTACCTGCTGGCAAACACAGATGGCTCAATGCAGTTCGTTACCACATCAACCACCGCGGCAGTTCCAGCCAATAAGCTGACAGTCGGAGCAATCAACGTCGTTCTGTTCGGTGTCGCCGCCGGCGGAACACTGTTTTGCCAGATCAACGGCGGGACGACTGCGTCAACCGCAGGCGGAACCGTAACGCAAGTCACTACCAATCCCAGCCTGATCGGCGCTCCCATCGGTGGCGCGACGGCCTTTCTGACTGGGTCGATCTTTGAGGTCTTCGGCAGCACCGCAATCCCGTCCGCCGCAGCATTCAACGCCATCTACACGCAAGTTCTCGCCAACCAGTAAGGAGCCCACACCATGACCATCGCCACTCTCTGGAGCGCCGTTTACCCCCTGCTGCTGACCGGCCTGACCGCGCTGGCTGGCTGGGCGCTGGCCAAGCTGGGCAGCTACCTGGCAGCGCTGTCGGTTCACACGAACACGTGGAAGGTTCTCACGGTCCTCGACAAGGTCGCGCAGGACACGCTGACCAAGTTCGGCACCCAGATCGAGCCGCAGCTGGGCAAGGTTCCCGCGCGCGACATCGCCGCGTCCCT